ACGCCGCCGCCGACGCCGCCGCCGCCGCCGACGCCGCCGCCGCTCGCGATAAATCGCTCGCGGCTTATGCGGAATGGGTGGTGGAGATCCTGATCGACATGAACGCGCCCGGCTGCGAGTGGCTGGACCTGACCCCGCTGGCGGTGGCGCTATGACTACCAACCTCATCGCGGCGTTGACCCCCACAGCCCAGCAGATCGCCAACTGGCACCTGTTCAGCATGGTGTTACTCGGCCTCGTCGGTGCGCTCTATGCGATCTACCTGCTCTGCGAGTGGGGGATGGATCACGTCGTGGCTCGTGCCCTGACACGACGCAAGCCAGTGATCGACTTCAGCGAACGGCGCCGGATGCTGGCGATCAAAGCGATTGCTGAGGATGGTCGATGAGCGCCCGTGTGCTCGCCAGGATCACGCCCGAGGAGCCGTGGGGCGAGACCCGCCAGCCGCTCGATGTCGTGGCGGCGGAACGTCCCCCCGTCTTCTGCAGTTACTGCCATGAAGCGATTACCCATGACGGCGAGATGTGGCGGCACGTCCGCACCGGCCTCTCGGCGGATTGGCGATCGAAAGAATGTCACCCGCTCTGCCGGGAGTGCGGCGCACCCGCAACGCGAGCCATCGGCGGCGAGATGTTCGTGGGTAGCGGGATTCGGTTTGTCGTGGATCACTTCGTCTGCACCGGCTGCGTGAGCAAGAGCGGCGCGGGCATCATCGAACACATTTCGTAGGGGAGAGGTATGCCATTCATCGTGACCGCCGGAGAGTCGAAGAACTACACGCCCGCGCCCGAAGGGACGCATCAGGCCGTGTGTGTGGACGTGATCGATCAGGGGATGAAGCCAAACAAGTTCAAGGCTGGCGCGATGCAGCGCAAGGTCGATCTGGCGTGGCAGATCGATGAGCGCCGCGACGACGGCAAGCGGTTCATCGTCTACAAGCGGTATACGGCCAGCCTGAACGAGAAGGCCAGCCTCCGGCACGACCTGGAGAGTTGGCGCGGGCGCACGTTCACGCGGGCCGAAGAGATGGAGTTCGACGTGGAGTCGGTGATCGGCGCCAACTGCCTCATCAACATCCAGCACAAGGGCTCGGACGACGGGACCAAGACGTTCGCCAACGTGATGAGCGTGATGCCGCTGTTGAAGAACATGGCGAAGATCGCCGCCGAGAACTACATGCGACCGGAGCCGAAGTCGGACGCGCACACCGAGCAGGACGCGCAGATCGACCCTGAGCCGCCGTCCGTCGCGACGGGGGACATCTCGGATTCGGATATTCCCTTCTGATCATGGCTGCTGTGAATAGCGACGTGACGGCGTTCGGGCGCATCGAGAACGGGCGTCTGTTCATTCGCAATCGTCGCGAGTTCGATCAGCAGATTGGCCAGATCCGAGAAGGCGCAGAGGTGGAGATTGAGGTCACGCTGCGCCGGGCGACACGGAGCGTGTTGCAGAACGCGTATTACTGGGGCGTGGTCGTGCATCTCGTCTCGGAATACACCGGGTTCGCGCCGGATGACATGCACGAGTGGTTTAAGGCGAAGTTCATCCCGAAGCGGCTCGCGGTGTGTGACGGCAACGGGGAGATCCAGGAAGAACTGGTGCTCGGCGGCTCGACTCGCAAGATGAACAAGTTGGAGTTCGGGGAATACATGGAATCGATCCGGCAGTGGGCAGCGGAAACGCTCGATGTCGTGATTCCCGATCCTGACCCCGATTACGCCAGCGCGGAACAAACCGAATTGACGCACGGATGGGGAGTCTGACATGGGCCTGAACAACGAGAACGCGATGCGGCTGGTGTTCGACATCGAGACCGCCCCGCTCACGGATGCGGCGGTCTACATCGAGCCCGCCGACGCGCCGGCCAACTACAAAGACCCGGTCAAGATCGCCGCGGCGATCGCGGAGAAGAACGCCGAGGCGCTGTCCAAGTGCGGCCTGGATGTAGACCTCTGCCGCGTGGTGGCGATTGGTTGGCAGCGGGAGGACGAGGACGCACCGAAGGCGGACATGGCGCGCGACGATGAGAACGAGGCGCAGATACTGGCGGACTTCTGGCGAACGGTTGGCGATCGGCACATTGTTGGCTTCAACTGCCTCGCCTTCGATCTGCCGGTCCTGCTCCGGCGCTCGCTGTATCTCGGCGTGCGCGCGCCACGGCTTCAGATCGACCGCTTCAAGCATCCCCATGTGACCGACCTGAGCGACGAGCTGTCGTACGGCGGGAAGCTCCGACTCCGCTCGCTGTCCTTCTACTGCAAGCGGTTCGGGATCAGCGTGCCCGACACCATGACCGGCGCGGACATTGGGCAAGCGGTCGCAGAAGGCCGCTGGGACGACGTGCGCGCCCATGTGGTGGCCGACATCAAGAAGACCGCCGCGTTGGCGAACAAGCTCGGGTTCTTCAGCCAGCCCGCTTTGGCGGTGTTCTGATGACCTTCCAGCGCGGGTTCTTACGCAAGTCCGCAATTACGAAAGTTCTTGAACTCCAGCGCGAACAGGAGCGCGCGAGAAGCCAGCGGCCCGACTGGTGGGGGACTCGGGCACCTTCAACTGATTCCGTGGAGAGCCGTGAAGCGACCTATGAGCGGGCGATCCGCAAGTTCTGGCGCGAGACGGAAGGGATGAAGTAGGTGGATTACTCGTTCCTCGACAACATCCCCGGTGCCATCAGGAAGCCGGAACCTCGCGTGGTCACGAAGAAGCGCCGCGAGAAGATCGACGCGAAGGACGAGCGCGCCTGCCGCGAGATCGTGCGGAAGCGTGACGGCGGGAAGTGCCGCATCCCAGGATGTATCGAACGGTCCACCGAGGCGCACCACATCGTGTTCCGGAGCAAGTCAAAAGCGCGGCGATGGGACCCGGCCAACCTCGTGAGCTTGTGCCGCGAGCACCATCAATTACGACACGCAGGCGTGATCCACATCGCGGGCAACGCGGACGACGAGATCGTGATTACAGGCGACGTGAACCGGTTGAAATTCAGACTGTAGGAGACACCATGACGAACCACGAAGCGGCCATCGCCGTGATTGAAACCTTCATCGAGGCATGGCGACAGGACCGGATCACCGCCTTACGAGCTGGGAATGCCGATCTCGCGCATGACTGTCAGATGAAGATCGACGGCCTGGTCGGGGTGTTGCAGAGCCTCGCGGCGACGGTGGCCGCGTGAAGCTCCTCGCCCTCATCATCATCGCGGTCGTCATTCCTGGGGGATCCTTGGCCCTCGCAGCCTACCTCCGGCGCCGCTGGCTAGACCGACAGGCCGCGCAGCTCGACGCCTTGATCCGATCTCCTCGCCCGATCTTTGTCGGCGCTGATGAAGGGTTGGAAGTCCGAGCCCGAGCCCGTCGGGAGATTGCGGCCCAGGTGAAGCAACGATCCGCGCTGATCGCCTCGGGTAGTTCGTCGGCCTCCGTCCTGAAGATCGCACGTAAAGCATGAGATACCCGAGGCAGCGAGCGTGGAGCCGGACGGTTCCCAGGTTAGGGATACCGGCGTCGAAGCGTGTGAGGGTTAGGGGGCGCAAAAAGTCCTCCTCAGCGGGTTAGATCGGCCTCCGCTGGAATACCCATCAACCGACCGTGGGAGCACGAGAGGCGGTGACAGCCGGGAGAGACCGGCAACACTTCAAAGGAGACAGTAGATGACGATTACGACGGGACGCACGGTGCTCTACACACTCAGCGAGAACGACGCGGCGCAGATCAACAGACGGCGCACGACTGGCAGCAGCATCGCGGAACGCATGAAAGTTCAGGTGAGCCAAGTCGAAACAGCGACACCGATTCTCGGTTGGCCGACCGGCGCTCAGGCGCACATCGGCAACCACGCCAGCGCGGGCGAAGTCGTGCCGCTCGTCGTGGTCAAGGTGTGGCCGAACGAATACGGCGAGGGCGTGCCCGGCGTGAATGGGCAGGCGTTTCTCGACGGCAACGACGCGCTCTGGATCACCAGCGCGAAGGAAGGCACGGAGCCGGGAACGTGGGCATGGCCTCCGCGCGTCTGATGTTGGTCCTGAAGATCGCGAGGAAGGCATGAACGCCAAATACATCCTCGACGGCCACACGCCTGTGCCTGCCTCGTTAGAGAAGTGGGCGAAGTGGTTTGAGGGCAGTGACGAGACGAGGCGAGTGGCCTTAACGAAAGGCGACGACTACCTCGTCTCGACGGTGTTCCTCGGCCTTGATCATCAGTTCGGCCGCGGCGAACCGCTGTTGTTTGAAACGATGATCTTCGGCGGCCCGCACGATCAGTATTGCGATCGGTACAGCACATGGGATGAAGCCGAAGCCGGTCACGCGAAAGCTGTCGAACTCGCCAGCACGATCGCGAGGAAGGCGTAGATGGCGAGCGAGAAGGCGCCAGCTTTCCAGTTCTACCCGAAGGACTTCCTGACCGATGGGAAGGTCGCGGCGATGACGCTGGCTGAACGTGGCGCTTATATCACCCTGTTGTCGATCTGCTGGTTAGAAGGCTCACTACCCGATGACCCGCGCCGGCTCGCGCAGATGGTCGGGGCGACTCGCTCGGAGTTTCAAAAGCTCTGGCCTGCCCTCGCGGCGTGCTTCACCGTGAAGGGCGATGCCCTGATCAATAAGCGGCTGGATCTGGAGCGCGAGAAGCAGGTTGAGTATCGCCGCCGGCAATCCGATGCAGGCCGTGCGAGTGCCAACCAGAGGTCAACCGTCCGTCAACCGGAAGTCAACCACGGTTCAACCGGACGGCTACCAGAAGTCAACTCTCCGTCTCCGTCTTCTTCTTCATCTCCTACGTCTCCTACGGAGACGATCGCGCGCGTTGGCCCGGCGTTTCGCACGGACGGCGCAACAGCCGGCATGAATCCGAAGGACCACCTGAGACACGCGGTCTGTGACGACACGTATTCGCGGTGCGTGCCGGCGGCGGTGCATACCAAACTCCGCGACCTCCTCGCGCCGAAGTATGGCGGCGATCGACACGCGGCCGGCGACGCGCTCAGGGATTGGTACGTGGCGGTCTGGGCGACGTTGCCAGCCGAGTTCGTGATGGGCGAAGCGTTTAAGTTTTGGCAGGGGCGCTTCGATGCGGCGTTTGCCACGGTGGACGCGACATCAAATCGGAAGCCGCTCTTCAGCACCACCGTACAGCAGGACAGCGAGGCGGTGTTGGCGATTCTGCATGGTCAGGGAGGCGTCCCGCGATGACCGAGTGCCCGCACTGCCACGGGAGGTTGGTTGGTCTCAAGCCTGCCTACGACCGCGACAGGGACCAGCGGCGCCTTGCGCTCGGCCAATGCGTGGACTGTGCAAACGACAAGACTGACCGTGAGCTTGCGGCGGGTCACTGGCGCTGCTTTCGCTGCCGTCAGAAGCGGAACAACAAGATGGCTCGGAAACGCGGCGCGATGGCTGATGTGTCGATGACTTCCAAGAGACAAAGTTTAGCAATGAGGAACCGCTGACGTGACCGATTCCGAGATGTTTCCGTTCATGGCGACGATGCGCGACATTGTGCGCGTGTTCCCGATCCGAGGCGGGGAAGACGACGTAGCGCAGCTCGGCGCGTCGTACTTCAAGGCGCTTCGTCGGTATCCGCTGGCTCTGGTGCAAGAAGGCGCACAACGGGTCATTGCACAGAACAAGCACTTCCCGAAGCCCGCGGAATGGCTCGATGCGATCCCCCGTGCGAGTGCGACGACGACCGTTGAGGCGCTGTCGGCGTTCGATGCGGGCGAGTGGTTGACGGCCGAACGTGGACGCTGGGAGCAGGCGCCGTGCAAGTGTGCCGAGTGTCGTACGGCGGGGATGCTCGAGCGGAAGCAGCGATTCGTACCGGAGATCGACGCGAACGGGGCGGATCGGCGCGGACTGATCGGGGATCGGCTGGTGACGCGGGGCCACTGGATTCACGGGCACGAGTTGGCGCGGTGGTATGCGGCGAAGGATCAGTTCTGGGGGCTGTTCCGTGGGGCGGTCAAGGCGATGGGCGTGGCTCGTGAACCTGGAATGGAAGGTTGAGCATGGCTGAAGAACTCACGGTGGTCTGGTGCGGCTCGATGCGTGATGTCTACCTGTGTGTGCGCGAGCCGTCGTTTGAGGCGGTCTCCCCGGATCGGCGGTTGACGCGACGGCCGGCGGATCGTCAAGTGGTCGCCAGCATCCTACCGACGGAGCAGGATGAGGCGATGACCACGAAACAGATTCAGGAGCGGTCAGGCGCGTCGTACGGAGTCGTGGCACAAGCCCTGTATCGACTCCGGAAGGTCGGCGGACTCGGTTGGTACGATCTGCCGTCAACAGGGTTAGGCCAGCGGCCGCGAGCCTACTGGCGGAAGGTGGCGGCGTGAGTCTCCGTCGTCGTCGGTGTCCGATCTGTCAGCAGACGTTCCAGCCGACGCGGAAGGCTCAGCGAGCCTGCGGGACGATCTGTTCACGGAAACTGCAAGGGCTGGCGTGTGCGGGGCGGCCGCCCGTGGCCTTCGCAGCGTCTACCGCCCGGCGCAAATTGGCACGGAAGCGCGAGATTGAGCGGATCTGTTATCGCCGCTGGCCGGAGTTAAGTGTGCGTGAGATCGAGATTTTCAACTTTGCGGTACGGGTGGGCTATCAGCGGGGGTATGCGACAGCGAACAGCGACGCGAGACGCGGCGACACGAAAGCCGAGGCGGCCTGAGATGGCAACCCGAGGCTGGGAATCCGCAACACCGCACGATACGAGACACCGCCGTCCGCTGGCGAGGCTGCCCCACACGGGGCGATCGAAGTACAACGCGGTCAAGACGACGGTGGACGGGATCGTGTTCGCCAGCAAGGCTGAGGCTGGCCGCTATTCGTATCTCAAGGCGCTCGAGCGAGCGGGCGTGATTCAGGGGTTGCGGTTGCAGCCGATCTATCCCATCGCCCCGACGTGTTGGGATCTGGTGGGGCGGCACGTGTGCAACTACGTCGCGGATTTCCAGTACTACCGCAAGGACGGAGAACTCGTGATCGAGGATGTCAAGGGCATGAAGACCCCGGTCTATCGGTTGAAGAAGAAGCTCGTGGAAGCCATCTACGGCATCACGATCACGGAGGTGCGATGACTACCCGTCCCCCGGACACGGCCGACGCCCTGCGCGCGTTAGAGGAGCAGTGGCGCAAAGATGCCGCCGCGTGGCAATACGGGATTGGCGAGAACCAAAACACGCGACTGCTGACACAGTGCGCTGACGAACTCGAAGCCGCGCTCGCCCTCTCCCGTGAGCCGACACCGGACTGCGAGTGGATGCCGGAAGATCCAGACAGCGACACCTACACCACGTCGTGCAAAGAGGAGTTCGTGGCCTACGAGGGTTGCAGTCTGGACTTTGTGAAGTTCTGCTGCTACTGCGGGCGCACGGTGAAGCACGTTGGCGGCTTGCATGGTTGATCCTATCGTAACAGCATCGGACACGCCCGACGCCCTGCGCTGGACGGTGGACGCTGAAGGACGCACGAACAACTCGCCGCTCTTTCACAGCATCGTGGAGACCGTGACGACCATTCTGCGCGGGCATCGTCTCGGTGAGGCCCCGGAAGACACGGCGCGCGTCATCGTCGCGAGGCTGGCCCATTCGCGCGGGTTGGGGCCGGTCGGGGACGACAAGGAGCGGCCATGAGTGACCAGACGCCCGACGCCCTCGTGGAGGCATGGCGTGAGTTAGCCAAGGACGGCCAGTGGGCTGACTCGACCGCGACCCGGAGGGACTGGACCTTAGGGTTGTCAAGCGGCAGCACGCCTTGGGTTATGGGCAGTGCCATGTTGACGACCTCATTGCAGAAGTCGAGCGCCTCCGTGCCGCCCTTCCCCGCTCAGAGGGACCGCAGGCCTCCCGCTCGTCAGCCCCGACGGAGGAACAAACAGCCAAGGAGACAACGGGAATGACTGGAACGCGACGGCCGATTTATGCCCAACGGAACACCGCGACAGACACGATGACGCTCTCGGCATTCGACGGGCCGACCTACGCCACACTGACGCGCGAGGACGCCTACCGACTCGCCTGCGACATCATTGACCTGTTTCAGTTTCCATCGGCGCTCGCCTCGCCCTCCCCGGCTCCCCCAACGATGCCAGCGCACAAGGCCACGGAGCCGTATGGACGCTGACCACCGCGATCCGAGTCGTCCTGATCGACGGACCCTAATCCGCCGGCCTGGGGGCCGACGTGAGACAGATCCGCAGCCTGAATGGGTGAGCACAGTGGCCTATGGGCGGATCTACGGCATCGATGCCAGGACCGTTCGGAAGTGGGTGGACGCGGGCTTACTTCAGACCTACCGGGTGAAGCAGACGATCCGGGTGCGGAATGTTCCGCCGCAGGAACCGCCTTAGGCGCCGAGCCACGCACGTAATAGCCGCTCGATTAGGAGCTTAATGCTGACGCCCTCGAGCGCGGCTTTGCTCTTGACGAGGCGCCACAGCTCCGGGTCGATCTCTCGCAGGATGTAGCTAGCCAACGGTCCCCTCCCCCATGATGACCAGCGCGAGCGCGAGCCCGCACAGGCACAGTAGCAACAACACGCCGAGCGCGACCATTCGCGCCATTAGGCACGCTCCTTCAATATGATCCGCACGCCATTCGCCCGCATCGTGTAGGCGAACTGATAGACCGCATCCGGGCACCATGTGGCCGACCCGCCGCAGGGATTCAACTTGGAGACATCAGCCCCGACGATGTGCGGAAAGCCGCCATCCTTCACCTCGAGCGCCGCCGGCCCGTGGCCGAAACGCGCCCGTTCCACGTTGTAACGGTCCAGCGCCTTCTGGAGCAGCGCGGCCGATGTCTCGCGGGTCGTATGCACCCAGCCAGAGAAGGAGACTTCGCGGCCCTCGAAGGTCTGCGTGTGGTAGTGCGTCGAATCATCGCGCCCGTCGAAGCTCTTGGATGTGAACCGCTTCGCGATCCGGTCAACCTCTGGCACGGTCGGGCCGTCGGTCCACCGTACGTCGGTGGAGCTCGTCATGCTGGCGTAACTAGTTCGCACGCTGAACTTTACGCCGGGGAAGGCAGTTTTCAGCGCGGCGCGGATGAACTGCGCGGTTTCCTTCGTGCTGTAGTCCACTACTTCGCGCCCGTCGATCTTCGCGATGACGGCAGCCATTAGCGCACCGCCTTCGCGAGCCAGAAGGCATCAGCCAACGACGGGTCCACGATGTTCGCTTCCATGCCGGCGAGCTGAACGCGTGCTACCGCTTCGAGCGCATCCGAACGAGTCGCGAACGATGCGAAGGACAAGCCGCCCTGCGAGCGCATCACGCGGCCCTCAGAGATTGCGATGTTCCAGTTGATGCGCTTCTGATTGGTCTTCTGTCGGCGGGTCATGCGGTCCTCACTTCACCCTTGCGGGCAGTGTCAGAGGTCAGCTCAATTGCTGATAGAGGTAGATTACCATGATAAACATGATGATCAAGAGAAATCGACAGGACGCACCAAGATTCTTGAAGAGAAAGCGAAAGGCACCAAAGTCCTTTATCCCGTAAAGCACCGCTAACTGAGGCAAACCACAAACACCCGCGTCAAGCCCACATCTGAGGACATCTGAGCACATCCGACGACATACGGTCGGGTAGTCTCTTGCCATCTCAACATTTCAAGAGCACCATAGATTTCGTCAACAAGAACAGCGCGTAGCGGCGATGCCCTGATCTTCCAAGGGCCACCGAACGCACCAAACCTCGGCTCATGTCGTGAGACACAGCCCAACCGATGCCTGACCTCGCCCACATCGCACAGGACATCGCAGCCGCCTACCGCCCACCCGCAACAGGTGTGCCTTCCCGCATCGCAGAAGCCGATACCGTGCAGGAACTCCTGCAAGCCGTTGAAGCTGGCAATTACATCGAGACCTCCGCAGAACTCGCCGGAATCGCTAAGAAAACCATCTACGACTGGATTAAACGCGGAGAAGCCGGAGAAACCCCGTACAAGGCGTTCAGTGACGCCCTGAAAAGAGCGAGCGCCAGAGCGGAAGCCAAGGCTGTGGCTAACGTGCGCCGCGCTGGCCTTGACGATCGCTTCTGGGCCGCAGAGATGACGTATCTCGAGCGCCGGCACCCGGAGCGGTGGGCCAGGCGCCAGGACGGGAACGACGGGCCGAAGGTGGTAGTGCAGATCGGGGTCAGGGACAGCGACGTGCAGGTGGTTGTACAGGCCGCATCGCAGGTTAACGAAATATCTAATTATCAGACGCAAATGTTAGGCGAAAGCGAGTCGAATCAACTACTTCCAGCGCCCCGTTCTGGTGCAAACGAGGCGAAAGTGGGAGGCGAAAGTGAGATTTGACCCCATCGTCAAGCACGGCGTTGGCGAATGTGTCATCTGCCACAAGGTCAAGCGGCTCGTCTGTGACCACGACCATGAGACCGGCTACAACCGGGACGGCCTCTGCGGCACCTGTAACAGCGGCCTCGGCTTCTTCCACGATGACCCTGCCTGGCTGCGCCGTGCCGCTCGCTACATCGAGCGCCATCGTGCGCTGAACAAAGAGCTGACGATCGAGAAGCACGAGAAGCCATCGATGCGAGCGTAGCAGCCAGCCGGATGGTCAGGGGTCGAGCGGCGCGGGAACCTTGAGGGGGACCCTACCGGGTGTGAGGCGGGGGCGTGGGTCTGGTGGGTTTGTCGGAATAAACGAGTTTGGGGCGGGGCTGAGAGAAAAAAGGACGCATGGCTGATATCACGACGCAACTCGCGGCCTTCCTCGCGACGTTGTATACGTCGGCGGGGACGGGGGCGGCGTTCATTGTGGCGCGGGGGCGATCGACGGCGCAGACGGCGGCGGTGGCGTCGGTGGCGGCGTTTACGGTGGGGGCGTCAGACGGCTCGTTCGAGGTGTCGGCCAACGTCCTAGCGACGACCTCTACCACGTATTCATTCGATGTGACGGTGGCGTATACGGACGAGAGCAATACGGCGCGGACGATCAAGTTGAACATGATGCTGACGAGCGGCGCCATCAGTAACTCCGCGGCGCTCGCGAACACGAATGGCCCGCTGTTTCAGGGTCTGCCGATGCAGATTCGCTGCAAGGCGGCGACGACGATCACGGTCGCCACGTCGGGCACCTTTACGACGGTGACCTACAACGTCGAGGGGACGATCAAGCAGACGGCATGAGCCAGACCCCCACGGTTCACGCGATCGAGGTCCATCCGCTGGCAAAGTGCTGCTGGTGTGGCTCGTCGTTTGTGCGCGGGGCGGTGAAGATTCTCGGGCTGGAGCCGTGGACGTGTTCGCAGGAGGCGTGCTGGCGCCGGCAGATTGCGCACGCGATGGTGGTGACGCTGAAGGGTCGGCCACGGAACGACCTCGGCGGGAACAAGCGGTGCCGGTTCGTCCCGCTGCCGCGACAGGTGGAAGCGATTGAGGCGTTGCAGGCGGACGGTCCGGTCTACGTGATGATCGGCGGGGCGGCGGGGGGATCAAAGTCGAAGGGGTTGCGGGAGATCGCGCACGCAGTCTGCATGACCACGCCGAACTTCCGTGTGCTGTTGCTGCGGCGAACGTTCAAGGAACTGGAATCGAATCACATCCTCGACGCGCAGATGGAAGCGCCGGAGATGGGCGCGGAGTGCGTGCCGAGCGCGAAGGTGGTCCGGTATCCCAACGGCTCGCAGTTGCAGTTCGGGCATTGCGAGACGGCGGCGGACGCGGCGAACTACCTGTCGTCGGAATACGACCTGATCATCTTCGATGAACTGGTGACGTTCGAGGAGACGCAGTTTCTGCTGATTTCGAGCCGGGCGCGTTCTACGAAACCGGGTGTGGTGCCGAAGGTGATGGCGGGGACGAACCCGGGCGGCCCGCAGTCGCATTGGGTGCGGATGCGGTTCATCGATCACAACGTCGATACGAACGACTATCCAGACTACGTGCCAGAGGAGTGGTTGTTCATTCCGTCGAAGCTGGAAGACAACCCATATTTGGACCGGAACTACGAAAAAAAGCTGTTGGCGTTGCCGCCGGAGCTGCGGAAGGCGTATCGGGACGGGGATTGGGACATCTTCCCCGGTCAGTACTTCCCCGAGTGGCGGAAGGCGGTGCATGTCGCGGATCTGCCTGTTCCGCCGGGCGCTCGCTGGTATCGCGCGATCGATTGGGGGTACATCAACCCCGGCTCGTGTCTCTGGATCGCGATGTTTCCCGAGGGCCGCGCGTATATCCGTCATGAATGGAACCCGGTGCGCGTGATCAACGCGGAGCAGGCGAAGACGATTGCCAACCGGACGCGCGACTACGGGATCAAGGTGCTCTCGTCGGTGGCGGATACCGGCATGTGGACCCCGGACGGGGATTCAGGGGAGTCGCCAGCGGAAACATACGCGCGCTACGGGGTGCCGTTGCAGCAGGCCGACAAGGAACGTGTGGCGGGCTGGGCGCGGCTGCGTCACTGGCTGTCGCTGGCACCGGACGGGAAGCCGTGGCTGATGGTGCATCCCGATTGCGCGTATCTCATTCGCACGCTGCCGTCCCTGGTGAGCGCGAAGCACAAGCCGGAAGATGTGGACTCGACGGGTGAGGATCATTCTGCTGATGCGTTGCGGTATTTCGTGATGAGCCGCCCGTCGCCGGGGGCGGTCACGAACCGTCCGTCGCTGCCGGAATGGTCCCTTGGCTGGTTGAAGCAGCAGGCGCAGAAGCCGCGTGGTGTCCTCGCGCCTCGGAGTGTCCATGCCGGTTGATCCGCAGATGGACCGTCAGGTGCTCCCGCTCGACAACATCGAGGAGTGGCGCGGCTCGTTGACCAAGGCCCGTGAGGTCCGCAACAAGGTCAAGACGTGGTGGGAAGCGAACCTGCTGAAGTACGCCCCGGATCAGAGCGGCGATCCCGAAGACTACGGCGAGACGATGAACACCAACCGCGATTTTACGTTGGTGGAGAGAAAAAAGGCGGATCTGTTCTATCAGCGGCCCGACATCTTCGCGGTGGCCTCGCCGTTGATGGAAGGGCACGAAGAACTGCTCGACATCCACACCAAGATCCTCAACGAGAAGTTGGGGCTCGACGGGGTGAACGCGCGCGAGCTCGCGCACCAGTGCATCTTCGACGTGCTCTGTCCTGCCGGTCGTGGGTGGTCGGTGATGGGCTATGAAAGCGCCACGGTGCCGACGCCGATGCAAGTGCCTGACACACCAGGGCAGCAGCCGGGGGCCGTGCTCGGCCTTCAGGACGTGCCGCAGTTCAAGACCGTGATGGCGCCTGTCCCGGTGTTTGAAAACGTCTTCTGGCGCTGGCTGTCGCCGTTTCAGGGGCTTGTTCCGCACGATGCCCGCTCGGTGAAGGCGGATGACTGGCCGTGGATCGGGATGGACTTTGAAGTGCCGCTGCGGACGGCGAAGCGCAGTGGATGGGTGCCGGATAACTTCAATGGTGCTTCAGCGAGTGACGAGATCCACTACAAGAACGGCCTGACGAACACGGCTGGCGATACCGTCGTTCGCGGCACGTTGATCTACTACAAGTCGTCACTCTACCGCGATGATCGTCCGCACCCGCAGCATCAGACGATGCTGATTCTGGTGGACGGGTTGGACGATCCGGCGGAGCACAAAGACTCGCCGTATCAGACCTTGGACGCACAGGGCCGGTTGTCGCCGGATTCGCTGATCGGCTTTCCTATTCATCCCCTGACGATTCGGGTGATGACGGACTCGGCGCACATTCCGAGCGATTGCACCATCTCGCGGCCCATCGTCAACGAACTGAACAAGTTCCGCGAACAGATGGTGGAGCAGCGTGAATCGAACGTCCTTCGCTGGCAGTACAACACGGATGTCCTCCCGCCGGATGCGCTGAACAAGATCGTGAAGTCGCCGCTCGGTGGGTTTATCGGCGTGCCGGGCGAAGCGTTTGTCGGGGAGGGCGCGATCAAGGAAGTGCCGCACGGGACATTCCCGCGTGAAAACTTCCAGTTCAACGATTATCTCGACAACGACCTCGCGCGGACGCACGCGATCGACTCGTCACAGAGTGGGGCGGAAGGGACACACAGCAAGTCTGCGACCGAATCGCAGATCATGGAGAACAACGTCAACGCCCGTCTCGGTCTGGAGCGCGGGAACGTGCTCGACTGGTACATCCAGGGCGTGACGAAGTATTCGAGCATCATGCAACGGCTGATGCCGGTGGAAGATGCCGCCAAGATCGTCGGCCAGCAGAACGCGGCGCAGTGGGATACGTGGCGGAAGGTGGTCCCGGCGGCGCTGGCGTTTACCGCGCTCCCGGATTCGTCGCTGCGGACGGACATGGCCGTCAACCGCAAGCGGGCGATGGACGAATACACGTTTCTGATCAACGCCGCGGGGATCAACAAGGTGGAGTTGACGAAGCAGCTGATCACGAAGATCGGCTACAGCCCGAAGGTGCTCGAGACGGCCCCGCCAGCGCCGCACCCGGAGCCGACGAAGCCCAATTTCAGCTTCAAGGGCGACGACTTGAACCCGCTCGCGCCACAGTTTGCGATTGTGATGGAGATTCTGAGGCAGGCTGGTGTGAACGTGTCTCCACAGGCCGTGCAGGAAGCGCAGGGCGCCGCCCAGAACGCGGTGTTGGCGCAGCAGGTGCCGTCGCAGGATACCGGCCTCGGTCATCCTGGGGCACCGACGGAGCACGGCGGGAAGTTGCCGCAGTTGGAATCGCTGTCCAAACACGCGGCTGCGCTCACGGGCGGAATGCAGGGCATGCCGAATGCCGGAGCGGGTGGAGGGGTGCAGTGAGTTGCGACACCACATCGAACGAGTGCCTACAGCGAGACTGCGATGAGTGCGGGGGGCCGGTAGTGATCGGTTCCAGCATCCTTCTCTCAAAAGAGGAAATCGTCAGGCTGGCGCATTGGCACCCAGAGCACGCAACCGTTGAGAACTTGATCCGCGCGAAAGCCGAGAACATGCGCGAGAACGTCGTGAAGGCGGCGTTGCGAGAAGTCGAATCAAGGGGCTGGCAATCGTGATCTGTGAATCCTGCGGCGGCGAACTCGTTGTCGGGTCATGGCCGTTCTGCCGCGATGGACATGCCCCCTCCGCGAAGTTGTTCAACGTGATCGGGGATGAGATTGTCGGCGGCTTCGTGCAGGAACACTTCGGCGTGCAGCCCGAGACGTTCTACAGCAAGAGCGAGATGGCGCGACGGGCGAAGGAACTTGGCTTGGTGTCGATGGTGCGCCACGTCGGGGAGCAGGGCTCGGACAAGTCGTCCAAGACGAGCCGCTGGACGGCGGTCCCGTTGGATGAGGCGACACGGATTCGTCAGTGGCATGAGCACGAAGCGCAGTTGCAGTGGGGGGGAATCGCATGATCTGGACACCTGAGGGATTCGCCACGGGACTCCCGAACGAGCGGACGGTGCATCGCCTGCCGCCCGAGTACATGCAGATGTTGGCCGTGTTCGCACACACGTCCAGCGACATCGACGCCGGGATTCATTGTTCGCGGTGCAAGCACGACATCGTGGGAAAGAATGCGAACGCCGACAACGCGTGGCGGATGGAATGCGAGTGTCGGACGTTTATCGGGGCGAACCCGATCAAGAGCCACTAACAGGGGACGACATGGGAAAAGCACAGGATCGGGCCGACGCGCTCTCGACACTCATTGCAGCTCAGCGGACGCAGAGTGCTGCGCAGAAGGCGCAGAGCGCGGCGATGACGGCGGTGATGGCTCTCGTGTCGGTCAATACCATCTCGGCGCCGAATATCGCCTCAATCAACGCGGCGACGGCCGCCTACGATGCGGCGACGGCGGCGTATGACGCGGCGATCAATGCAGCGAATGCGGCGATCCGCACGGCAATCGACTGATGGCGTTCTGTCCGTGCGAAGGACGGTCGGGCGTCATCCATAAGCCGAGTGGGCGGGTGGTGTGCGGGGATTGCGGGATGCCGTTGCTGGTTCCGCCTCCACCGCGACAGGAGCGCGCGTAATGCCGATGCCGATTGACTTAATGGCGGCCAAGATGGAGGCCGTGAAGCGCGACATGATGCGGCAAATCAATGAGGATCTGTTCCGCGATGCTGGCCCACGGCAGCCAGCGCGGCTACTGACGTGGCGCGATCATCTGAACCGTCGTATTCAACGTGTGCGCGCCTATCTCTCGACGTTATGGCGTGCGCTTCGCGGAGACGACCCCTACGACGTGGATTGGGACTACTAATGCCTGAAGGACGACTAGACAAGACGCGGCAGGCGTATGACTGGAAGACCATCGCGTCCACTGTAACGGCCGACGAAGCGGAGGCATTCGACATCGATCGCGCGCTGGAGGACAAACGCGCCGCGTCGAAAGCAGCCGCCGTAAAGTTTTTCACCGACAGCGACCCCGGAGACGAAGCGTGAGCGAGACCGTGGCGGTCCACTGCGTGAAATGCGGTTGTGGGCACATGGTGACGGCGATTCGGCAGGAAGCCGCGCAGTCAATGATGCTGGATCATTTGATGTTCTCGCATCGAGGAGAGACGACGACGTAATGCCTGAAGCGTCTGAGACTTTAAAGCGGTCGATGCGAGAGATTTACAACGCTTGTAGTCGCGGTGGCAGCACCGCGCCAGAGAACGCCATCGTGAACGGGGGAGTCTTGAATCAGGCGCTCGGCGTGACCGAGTACGACCCGCACGAAGCGTATTTCGTGACGAAGAATGGCATCACGCTGATCGAAGAATGACCTAACACAGATTTTGAACGGATTGGCTGGAGCGGACTAATTACCCGCTGACACAGGCTCACCTTAAGCCGCCATCCGACAAGAGGCCGCACGGAAAAGGACCGCGCTAATTGCTCTCACGAGAGCCGTTGGCCGGTCCTTTTTCGTTGTGGTCGAGAGCTTGGGACGGCCCACCACACGGGCCACAGGGCACCCCACCACACGGGGACGAAGGACGTTATGGAGACTGCGACACCGACAATCACGACGAGCGCCAGCGCCACTCCCGCACCCGTCTCGACGCCGACATCCGGCGCGACGACGACCACGGTGAGTGCCGCGCCGACGCCCGCCGAGCGTCCCAAGACGATGGCGGAAGCCTTCGCCAAGGACGCCGCTCTGCACGCGACCGACGCCACGACCCAACCGGACGGGGCAACCACACTGCCCGTCGATGGCACCGATTCGCAGAGCGCGACTCCACTCAGCACCGACGCCAAAACCGGCCCGATTCCGTTCGAGGCTCACAAGACCGCGCTCGAAAACGCGCGGACCAAAGCCGCATCGGAAGCCACGGCCGCGTTCGATCGTGACTTTGGATGGGCGAAGCAGCCCGGCGCTCGTGAATCCGTTGAGAAGTTCGGCCAAATCGCCGGTCAGATGACCAGTGATCCGGTCGGCTTCGCGATGCGATTCATCTCGGAACTGCAAGCCAATCCGGTCCACGCCGCTGCGCTCCGGTCCAACGCGGGACGGATGCTCGCCACGAAACAGGCGAACGCCGAACCGCAGCCGGACGTGCAGATCGTGGACGCCACCGGGCAAGTCACCGGCACGACCTATTCGTCGGCACAACTCGCCAAGCGCGACGCCTGGAACAAGGCGCAGCTCTTGGCGGAAGTGCAGAAGGAATTCGGTCCGCTGAAAACCGAACGTGACCAGCGCCAAGCGCAGCAGAAAGCCGAAGAGACGACCCGTCAGGTCAACGCGAAAGCCGACGAAGTGATGTCCGAAGTCACAGACATCCTCGACGGCAATCAGGCGCTCCTGTCGGAAGTCTCCAAGCTGATGGACGCGAATCCGACATGGACGGCGCACAAAGCGGCGCTCGAAGTGCGGAAAACCAAGATCGCGCCCGCGCTCGCCGGGAAGGCCCAGGCCGATGTGCTGGAAACCCTCAAAACCAAGGCGGCTAGTCAAGCGGTCAACCCCGCAGGCGCCGTCGTCGCGGCCACATCTCGGCCCAAGTCCTTTCTGGACAAAAGCCTGAAGTGGTGAGCCGCCAGTAAAGCAGAACAAGCATGGCAAATCCGAACGTCGGCCAGCGCGTCACAGCCAACTGGGAGGCTGTGGTCGGCAAAGGCCCCGAAGACAACATCCACGACGATTACTTCGTCTTCAACCAGCTCTCCAAGGGCGACGGGTTCCTCGGCCTGTCCGGTGGCGACTACATCAGTGGTCCGCTGGAGTACGCCGTCAACACCACCGTCTCGTCCTACTCGGACACCGACCCGATCAGCACGACCCGCGTGGACGTGTTCGATCGCTTCGAAGCGCAGTGGAAGGAATACGCCGGCACGGCGATCCTCTCCGACCTCGAGGCGGATCGCAACGCGGGCGACGGCACCGTGTTTCCGCTGCTCCCGGCGAAGCTCGAGAACCTGAAGAACTCGATGCGCCGGGCGATCAACACCGACCTGTTCTCGGATGGCACCGGGAACAACTCGAAGCAGATCGGCGGCTTCCAGTACCTCATCTCGACCACGCCCACCACGGGCACCGCGCTGGCGATCAACCGCGCCAACTTCACCTTCTGGCGCAACCAGCAGACCGCCGGCACGAAGACGACTTCGGCCTTCGACAACCTGCGGGCCGCGATGCGCTCGATCTACAACCTGTGCTCGAACGGCATGGGCGACGCGCACCCGTCCACGGCGGTCACCGACCGGGCGACGTTCGAAGGCTTCGAAGGGCTCCTGCTCGCCAACGAGCGGTTCACCGACAAGACCGACGCCGACGGCGGGTTCAAGAACGAAGTCCTGAAGTTCAAGGGCGCGAAGATGTCGTACGACGTGGCCTGCCCGGCAGGCAACCTGTACTTCTTCAATCCGCGTTTCCTGAAGCTCGCCTACAAGAAGGGCTCGTGGTTCAAGATGCTGGACGAACAGCGTCCCGCCAACCAGACCCTCACCGTCTACCCCGTCCGCACGATGTGCAACCTGATCACGACCAACGCGCGTCGGCTCGGCGTCGTTTCGGCCATCACGTAAATCGAGTGGAAGTTCGTGGGGCCGACTCAATCCTGAGCGGCCTCACGCACCACTAACGAAAGCAGGACATCGACATGGCTCAGATCGCAATCAACATGTTCGGCGGCGAAATGGAAGCGCCGGGCCAGGACATGTTTCAGTCGTCCGCGACACAGGTCCACCCGCTCGGCACGCGCTACCGCTGCCGCGACGGACGGGTCTTCTTCTACTCGAGCGCGGGTGTGTCGGATCTCGTCGCGGGGAACTTGCAGCAGGGACCGGCGCCGATTCCCAACCACCTCGCCAAGACGGCCCCGATCGTCGCGCTCGGCGCGACCTCGTTCGTCTTCACCCCCGGCAACACGGCTGGTGCGGCCAACCTGTACGCCGAGGGCTACCTTCAGGTGGATACCACGCCGGGCAACGGCTACACCTACTCGGTCTCCGGTCATGCCGCGATCACGGCTTCGACCGCGTTCACGCTGGTGCTGAACGAACCGATCCAGGTTGCGCTGACCGCCTCGTCGGCGGTCGGTCTGGTGTCGAACCCGTACAAGAACGTCATTCAGGTGCCGACGACTTCGACGGGCGCGGTGGTGGGTGTCTCGACGTACATCATCACGGCCGCGCAGTACGGCTGGTTGCAGACCTGGGGACCGTCCTCGGTGCTGATCAACGGCACCCCGGCGGTGACCGCTCCGGTGATCAACTCGGTCACCACGGCGGGCGCGGTGGACGTGTGGACGGCGGCGGCGCAGCCGACCTCGACCCTCGTCGGCAACATGATGCAGGTCGGCGTCAGCACGAAGAACAACTTCGTGTTCCTGCGGCTCCAGGCGTAGTTCGATGGACCCCTCTCTTTCTGAAGCCGACGCTCGGACGTTGACGCGCGCCATTGTCGCGGAGATTCGCGGAATGGGCGGCGTGGTGACGACGTTCGGGATCGACTTAGCGAGAGAGGGGTTCTGTTTTCGGGCAGTGATCGGAGGACGGGACGTATGGGCGTTTACCGGGCAAGGCAATTTTCGGTATCTGGATGTCGCACGCGAACTCTTGGCGGCGGCGCTCGATCCGCAGTGGGGCGTCGGTGGTGAGTTTCTTCCGCCGGAGAAGCCGAGCGAGCATCGCCCCGCGTGATCCCGATCTCTGGTGCGGGATTCGCGTCAATGGGCGGGTGAAGTATTTCGGGCGCACGGTGCGCGGGCTGGAGGCGCTGACGTGGGACGGGCGCTGGTATCTCCACGCGGGGCAGGACGCAGACGGCGTGTGGCTCTATCGCTTACCGCGGTGGTGGCAGTTCACGTGGAAACGACGCGAGATTCGGTAACGCAGTAAGGAGAAATTGTCATATGTCAACGACTCTTCAGGGGCGTAAGCAGGGCTACGACAACATCTCGGTCGCCAACGCGACGGGGATCGAACGCACGATCAGCGGCGATGCGCCGCCGCGCAAGATCGAGGGCGGCGGCGAAGGGACGGCCGGCGCGAACGCGAAGGGCCACAGCAACATTTCGGTTGCCAACGATTACCCGACCGCCAACATCGCGGATGACATTCAGGTCGCGGTCGTCACGCTGGCTGGCGAGAGGTTGGGCTAGACATGGCCATCGCGGACCCGAAGAAATACGCGCAGAAGGCTGACGACACCGACGACACGGCGACGTTGCAGGAACAGCTCGACGGCTTGCAGCAGCAGGTCGCGGCGCTGCTGGCGGCGAAGTCCACGCCGGCCGCGTCTGACGATGAGCGGCTGGAGAAGATCCTGCTCCGCGTCACGCAGATGTCGGCCGAGGCGCACGAGCGCGCGGCGAACCCGAGCAACAAGACCCATCCAGGGATCAGCGTGTTCAGTTATGCGGAAGGGGACCGCGCCCGTCCGCGTCAGGCGCTCAAGTGCGAGATGTTCTGGGTCGGCTATCCGATCGATACGGACACCACGACCGCGATGGAAATCGAAATGCTCAACCAGGCGGAACCGGGATCGTATCCGTTCATCCGCACGGACAAGAGCACGGACACGCTGACGATTAGCGGAGAGCGAGCCCCTGACGGGAAGATCGCAAAACTGCTGTTCACCTTCCCGGTGCAGGAACGCCGCGAGACGTTGCCGAGCATGGAGGACATGCTGCGGACGGCGTTCGGGATCAAGACGCCGGAACAGATCGAACTCGACACGTTGCGAGCGGAAGTCGCGCGCCTGCGGACGGCGGTCCCGGCGTGAAGTTGGTTGCGCGTCGTGTCGTCGCTCGTAGTGCGCCGTCCCTCCCGGTGTCATTCGTGATGACCGGCGCGCAGCCATTCACAGGTCTTGCATGAACCTGACCAATATCCTCGCGGAGCTGTATCGACGCACGGATCAGCCGTCGTCCCCGGCGTCAGCGGTGACGACGCGGTTGACGGCGTTTGTCAACACGACACATCGGCAGATCCTCGGAACACCGGGGCTGGATTTCCTGCGGGACGACCAGCCGATCACGTTCGCATCGGTGTCTGGGCAGAGTCGCTATGGCCTGCCGCCAGCCATCGCGCGGATCGAGGCGATCACGGATCGCACAACGCAGGTGTCGCTCAACCAGCGGGCGCTGGCGGACATCCGCCGCGAAGATCCCGGCTTAGTGCAGACAGGCCCGCCTGATTCGTTCATCAACACCGGCTGGCAACAGGTGCAGACGCAGCCCGCAGCGGCGACGGGCCTGTGGGTAGTGTCCTCGTCGGCCAGCGATACCACGCAATCGGTGAAGGTGGAAACCGTCAGGACGGGTGGGTATGCGTTCTCTGGCGCCGCGACGCTGAACGGCACCTCGCGCGTGCAGGTGGGGACGTTCACGGACCATCTGACCGTCGAAAAGTTCTACGTGAGTGCCGTGGGGGTGGGAACGATCAGTCTGTTCGATGCAGTGACGGCAGGGAACGAACTTGCACGGATTGCGATTGGCGCGACCTACGGCCGCTATCTGTCCATCATCCTCCACCCCACACCCGCGAGCGCGATCACGTATTACGTGGATTACGTGCGGAACGTCACAGACATGGCGAACCCGACCGACGAGCCGCTGTTGCCCGAGGACTTCCACTACCTGCTCGTGGAAGGCGCGTTGATTAAAGAGTGGACGAAAGCGAACGACGCTGACCGGCGCACGCTGGCGGAACGTGACTACACCAAGGGCATGAGCGCGTTGAAGTACTTCGCGACATGCCCGCCTGATTTCCTGCCATCGCGTTCGGAGCGTGGCATGGAGCGGTCGCGCTTTGGCGCGTGGTTCCCGGCGACGAGAGGCTAACCCTTGCCGACATACAGCGTGTTGCTCAACGTGAACGTCCCAGGCCCAGGCGCTCTCAATGTGCCGCAGACCGGCATCGTCGCGTCCTCGATGGAAGCCGCCATTTCACTGGCGAAGGCCAACATCGTCGTGACCACGCTTCAAGCGCAGCAGACCGCTCCATAAGTGGATAAGAAGAATCGCCTCGTGCTCGCGGACCTCTCCGGTGGGAGAAACGGCGCCGATCCGCCGCTGTCGCCGTCGTTCGCGCCGAATCAGGTGGTGGATGCGGTCAATGGGGACTGGTATCGGACGACAGGATTCAGGAAGCGGTACGGGTCCAGTAATACGAGCATGACTGGCTCGAATATCACCGGGGTTGTGACGACAATGGCGCGGCATGTGCCGGCGACAAACGATGCCGACGCGGAACTGTGGGCGATGGACGACGCCTCCGCGCCCACGATCTTCGCGCGTCTGGTGAACAGTACCACCTGGGCCAACCCTGGCAGCGTGATCGACTCCACGACCTTCAGCGCGAATCGCTACGACGTGACGTGGGCCTCACTGAACGGGCTCCTATTTATCAGTCTCCCGACCGCTGTGGATCGTTTGCATTGCTGGGATGCAGTCTCGAACGCGGTTCGACGGACCGGCGTGTCACCTGGCGGGTCTGGGCCAACCGTCAGTGATACCGGGGCAGGGACGTATGCGGCGGTGGGCCGCTACTACCGCGTTCGGTGGGCCGCGCCGACCGTGAACAGTACGACTCGGCGGTCGGAAGCCACGCCTCCGTCGTTTTTCGTTCCGAGCGGGACGGGCACGGCGGCGCGCGTCGCGAGACCCATCACACCGTCCAGTGAATTAATCACGCAGTGGTACGTCGAAGCGTCGGCTGATGGCGTGACGTTCTATGTGATCTCTGGCCTTACCGCGGTCGGCACGCTCTTTATCGATGACACGAACTCGACTGCGTCATATAGCGCGGGCACCTTCGCGGTGTCCCCGCTCACCGGCACGTTCACGCTCCAGAAAGCCTATCGGCTGATCGCGGCCGATCAGAATCGTCTCGTGGGCTGGGGGTCGTGGACTTCCACCGACAAGCAGAACCGGATGGAGTTCTCGGCGGTCGTCGGGGCGCTCGACCAAGGCGATGCAGAACGTGTGGATACCACGACGAACTATTTCCTCGACTTTGACGAGAACGATAGCGGGCCGCCCATAGCCCTCGTCGGTCCGGTGTGGGATAAGTTCTACGCCTTCAAATCGCGGCAGATGTACGAACTGGCCCCGACAGGATCGGTCGATCAGCCGTATCGTCGCGTGAAGATCAGCGGGACGCTCGGGTGTGTCGGGAGTCACGCGGCGTGTGCCGGTGAAGACTCTCAGGGGAATCCCTGCCTCTACGTGATGACGCATCGTGGCGTGTTCCGGTACGGACAAGCGGGGTATTCCTCGGGCGGGTATAGCGCGGGCGGCTTGCGCTACATCGGGCGCGGCATCGAAGACCTGATCCTCGGGCCGACATCCGTGATGAACATGGCGGCCACGAAAGTGATCAGCCATATGGTCTACCACGCGGATCTGCGCCAACTGTGGTGCTGGTTCGCGACGGGTGCCAGCAACGACCCCGATACGCTGGTGGTCCTTGACGTGAGGGCGAACCAAGGGCAGGGCGCGTGGAGTCGCTTCACGGGCAGTCTCGCGACGGCGCGGTGTTCCGTGATGTTCGCCAACAGCATCGGCGCGTCGATGGGCTTCCAGTTGGTGCCGTACGTGGGGCAGTCCTCGGCCAACAATCGTGTGATTAAGGCGGTAGATACAACGGTCACACAGGACGCCGGGACCAATTTCCAAGCGACGATCACCACGAAACCGTTGGAAGTGCCGGGCTACAACATGGCGACGGGCGACATGGAAGTGCTCGCGCCTGCGGCCTCTGGCGTGACCTTGACGGCCACCTGTACACCGGACTTCGGCGCGAACCCCGCACAGACCGGCACGGCGCTCTTGACCGCAGCGGGAAGCGAGACGCGCGTCACGGCCCGATTCGGCGGCTCGGCGCTCGGCGGGTCGAACAATATCCAGATCACCGTAGGCGACGCCTCAGCGGTCAGTAATGCGTGGTCGTTCGACCGCATCATCGTCCCGACGCAGCAACAGGAGCCGAGAACGTCGTGAAGGCCATCTGGCGGAATCGCGTGGATGTGCAGGCGATTGGTGGCCCCGTGGCCGACGCACTCGATGACATCGTGGGTGCCATTAACACGCAACCGCTTGAATTAAGCCTGCCAAACGGCCCGACGACACGCATTCACAGCGGGATCGGCAGTCCCGAAGGTGTCGTCGTGGGGAGCCCCGGCGATCTCTTTCTGCGCTCAGACGGCACGACGAGTACCACCGTCTGCTACATGAAAACCAGCGGGAAGAACACCAAGACCGGCTGGGTGTTCACCGGGCAGATCGCCTTTCCCGCCGTGCAGAACCCCTCGACGGATGCCAACACACTGGACGACTACGAAGAAGGGTTATGGACGCCGACCGATGTGAGTGGCGCGGGACTCACGTTCACCGTGATCCAGCAGGGGCAGTACGTGAAGGTGGGACAACTCGTCACCGCCACGGTGGGCCTGCTGTATCCGGCGACGGCGAGCGGGGCGGGGAATGCGATTAGCGGTCTCCCGTTCACGAACCAACCATCGCAGTACGGGGCCACGGTCTACTACACCGATTTCGGGGCGGCGCTGACGGGCGTGGTGTTGGCCTCGTCCACCACGGTGTCATTTTTCACGATGGCGGGCGCGCAAATTACTAACGTGGCGCTCTCCGGTAAAAACCTGCGGTTCACGGCGACGTATCGCGCTTCGGCATAGAGACACCCTATGGCAACAGACACCAATCCGACCACGTTTGACGATCCGAACGATCCGGCCGCGCAACTGCGGAAGCGCATCGCGGGGCAAGTCTCAGCGTCCACGACCGGTCCGATCAATGGGTATGGCGTCTCCAATACGGGCACGCCCACCACGCCCGCGACGTATGCCGGCCCGAATGATGTCTCGCCCGTGAAGCCGTTCAATCCAGTCGTGAATACTGGAACACCGACGACGCCGGCAACATATGACGGTCCTGGCGACACCAGCCCGGTGAAGCCGTTCGGTGCGCCTGGGATCGTTGTGTCATCTGACCCGCGCACGTCGAACACGGTGGGCATCACCGATCCGCCGTTCGTGGACCCGAGCACGACGCCAGCGGCGCCTGCGAGTCCTGTCGCACCGTCCCCAGCGGCACCAGCCGCGCCGCAGGTTGGCGCAGGACCGATCCCGACGAACCCGGATGGCTCACAGGTCGGCGGCGGCACACCGTGGGACCCGAAGACAGGGGCGCCGACCAGTGCGCCTCCCGGCTACCACTGGGACCCTACTCTCGCCATGTTCCAGCCCGGTGACGCGCCGGGCGGATCAACAGCGCCGACGACAAGACCGACCGGCGGCAACCTGTCGGACCCGGCGTATCGGGCGAAGTTCATCGCGTGGGCGGCCACTCAGCCCGGTGTCAACCCCTCTGTCATCAACGACCCGGGTTACTGGGATCAAGCGTTTGCATCCGGCCGGTTCGGCAACGATCAGAATTACGCCCTGCAGCGCATGATGCAGGCGGAAGGCGCACCAGAAGGCGGCGGCTCTGGCCCGTCCAGTCCGGCGATGCCTCCAGCGGTCAGTCCGTTCAGCGCGCAGGTTCGCGCGATGCTCTTGGACCGCATGGGGAAAGACTCGGCTCCGGTCAATGACACCGATAGCAACATCGCGGAACCCTTCGCCGCCGCGAATCTGACCGCCCAGCGTGGGCAGCAGGCCGAACGCACGGCCCTTGCGGAACGCCTCGCGGCTAATGGTGACACCTCCGGTTCACTGGAGCGCGGCATCCAGCAGAGCGCCGAACGGAACGCCGTCGGCCTCGGCACGTTCAAAGGCCAGCTTATCCAAAAAGAGTATGCCGCACGCCGTGCCGACCTTGCCGACGCGATGAATCAGGCGCTTCAGAGCGGGGACCGCGAGACCGCCTACACCTTGCAGATGGCGCTCGCGCAGTTGGATGCCCAGCTCCGACGCGAGGGGTACGGCGTGAACTTGGCTGAGTTCGGCGCGAACCAAAACACGGCCGCATCGAACGCGGGAACGGGAGCCTAACGATGGCATCAGGTAGCGACATCCTCGGCACGGCTGGCGATATCAGCAGCATCCTCGCCGCGATTGAAGCAGGACGAGCCAACGGGCGCGTTGGGGAAGCGACGGTCAATCAGAACCAGGGGCGCGTGGCGGGGGACATCTACCGCACGCAGGCGGGAGTCGCACTGGCTGGCCCGCGCTCGAGCGCGCAGAATGCCGCCCTTGGGGACACGCTGGCTAATGTGCAGCCGTTCAAGTGGACTGGCGGGACGCAGATGTCGGGCAACATCCCGATCCCGCAGAGCACCGGAGGGCTGACGCCCGCGAACTTCGGCCCGGCGACACGGAAGGCAGGTGCGGACCTCGCGACGCTCTCCGCTGATCGGGTGAACTCGCCCGCGTTCAACATTCCGAAACCGCCGGTCCTTGCGCCCGTGCCGTCTGCGAACGGGCTGGATTCGATCCTCGGTGCGGCTGGCGGGATCGGCTCGATCCTCGGAGCGCTTGGGAAAGGAGCCGCGAAGGGGACGGCTGGTGGAGGTGGGGGCATTCCGGGATCGGGCGGCAGCGTGGACCTTTCGAAGTTGTGGGCGCTGCTGCACCCAGGCGATCCCGATGCGGGCAGTCCGTCACATCAGGAACCCGGCGATCCGCCGACGGCCGGCGTGGACACCTCCACGACGTTCGGTGGTGTTCCCGGTGGCGTGCCGAACAATCCCGAAGATCCGATGGCGGCTGACCCGGAGTGGTGGAAACAGTTCCTCCCGCCGGACGGCGACGCCGGGAACGGGACCGGCCCAACGGGCACATGGTGGGGAGACGAGTAATGGGCGATCTTGGACTTCAGGGAGCCTACGGGGCGGCGGGTGCGGCGGATGCCCTGCGGCAGTTGATCAAAGACCGGCTGATTCAACAGCAACAGCAATTCGAGAATGCGCGGCAGTTGTCCGCCGACGACCGCCAGAACCGGCAGTTGGATCAGAACGATCAGTATCGGCGTGACACACTGGCGGAAACGGCGAGCAGAAACAAGGCCGCCGACGCCGATCGCGTGATGAAGGAAAACTTCACGCTGAACGATCAGGTGCCAGCCAATACGTTCCTTGAGCCGAACAGCCCAATCGTGGGGCGGTTGCAGTCGATTGGTGCGGTAAAAGAGCAACAGTCGCGTCCATCTGTAGACGTGGGCCCGCTCCAGCCCGGCGACGATGGCGGCGCGAAGAAGCAAGGCTATCTCAAGCTCGCCAGCGAGAAACAGCAGACCGTGCAGGACGCGGCCGATGCCAAGGTGGAAGCCGCGCGTCTCGCGGCAGAGGGCCGCACGAACGACAACGAGCAGAAGGCGAAGGACCGACTCGCGCAGATCGAAGCGGCGAAGGCTGGCCATCAACCGACGAACAGTTACCAGTTGCAGCCCGAGATCGACCCGGCGACAGGGAAACAGACCGGACGCTACTTCAGCTTCAACACGAAAACGAACACATGGCAGCCCGCCAGCGGCGAAGGGCCATCGTCCACGAAAGCCGCGCCAGGTGCGGCACAACTCGCGCAGCATGACGCCGCGAAGCAGGTAGCCCTCGGCTCCCTGACGCAACTGGATCAAGCCATCGACAACGCCAAGGACTTCATCGGTCCCGGCGCCGGGCGCATTTCGAGCATTCAGCAGATGGTCGGGAGTCAGGACCCGGCGATTCAGGCGCTCGGCACGAAGATGCTGCTCGCGAAGATGCAGGTGGATCACGCGGCGTCTGGGACCGTGCGCGCCGGTGCGAGTCCGCAGCTCTTGGCACGGTGGGACAACATCCTCGGGCAGAAGGTCACGCCGGAAGGGCTGAAGGCGGCGGTCCAGGCGATGCGCGAGATCCTTGGCAGCAACGCGCCGTCTCCTGCAACGGCCGGCGGCAGCGGCATCAAGTCGATCACTGAGATCAAGTAGATGCCGAAGTACCTCGTAGAGATGCACGACGGACGAAAGTTTCAGGTGGAGGCGGACAGCCAGCCATCCGAGGCGGAAGTCCTTGCCCACATGGGCGGCAGTGCGCCAACTGGCCCAAAAACGGTGTCGCCGGATGAGCCCGGCACGTTCATGGGCGGATTCGCGCAATCGGTCCGCGACACCGCCTCGAAGGTGGGCCACGGCTTCGTGGAAGGGCTGAACCCGCTGCCTGTGCTCAAGAGCATGTGGGACAACAGCACAGACAGTCTGCCGTATCAGCCCAACGATACGCCGGCCGCCGCGGCGGCTCGTCTCAAGGCGCACGACGCGCCGACCGGGCCGTCGATGACGCAGAGCGTGAAAGGGCTGAGCGATCCGGAGACGGGTGGGCAGGCTATTGGAAATCTGACACAGGCGTTGATTACGGGACGACTCGTCAGTGCCGCGCAGAACCCAGCAGCGCGCGTGGCGGTGGGACGCGGCATGCAGGCCATTGGCAACAACCTCGATATCACTAAGCCCGCGAAACTCCTCGCCACGGCCGGCGAAGCACTTGAACGGTCTGGCACGCCACCGCTAGCCTCACCCGCGGCGCCGACGGGTCCGCACATGGACCGCTCTGTGCCTGTTCAGCCGTCCGCGCTCACACAACAGCAACTTCGTGAGCGCATCTTCCAAGGCAGCGGCACGCCGCCCGTCACGCCCGAGAAACCGATGATCGGCGTCACGTCGCAGGCGGCCCCGGTTGGACAGCCGCCTATTACGGTCGCACCGGAAAGCCCGATGCAGCCGCCGGCAGACTCACCGTTGCAACAGCCGCGCGTGCAGGTTGGCGCGGAAGTCGTCGGAAGGCAGAACGGACTGACGAAAGAAGCCGTCCGCCAGCAGACCGGCCCGCTGTTCACGGAAGCCCCCGGCTCCGCATCACCAGTGGTCCCGCAGAACCCCTTTGAGCGGATGCACGACAAGCTCTTGTCGATGGGTCACGGCAACCCTGAACGGGACGCCTACGTGCAGGCGGCGGGCGATCCGAAGACGGCGGGGCAGTTAGAGATTATGCGGCGGACATTGGAACGCAACGGCCTGTCCGTGGCCGCAGCTACTTCGATGGCGGAAGCGATTCGTCGGCAGGTGATGGCGCGGTTGGGCGGTAGAACAGCAGACCAATGACCGCGCCTGCCACGGCAAGGCCACCAGTGATTAGGAAATACGCGAGGACGATGCCGCCGGCAATAGTCCACATAGCCAACTTGTAACACGACTGGTAGAGCGAAACACAAGCGAAGCGATCCAAAGGAACCCCAGGTGCAGATAGATCCGGTCATTCACGTCGGCGACATCCTCGTGGCGATTGGCGGCGGGTTACTCACCCTCTTCGGTTGGGGGATGCGCCGGGCCTTCAATTCGTCCATGTCGTTCTTGCGGCGCGTCGATGGCTACGAAGAGCGGATCGAGGATACCGCCTACGTGGTCGATGTGCATTCCGACGTGTTGACGAAACACGGGTTGGCGCAGGGGATCGAGTTTCAGCCGGTGAGTAAACGGCGTCGGCGCTCGGATGTGCGTCTCACGGACGAGATCGTATGACGCTGCGCTGTCCGAAGTGTGGCGCATCGAATCGTCCCGGCGCGACCTACATCGAAATCGACAAGGGCGGGACGCAGGCGTATTGCATCGTCTGCGCGCACACCTTTCACCCGAAGAAGGACTGATGTGATTTACGCAAACCGTCCGTTGTTCATCTCGCCGTCTGGCTGGTTGCCTGGATCGATCCTCAAGGTCAATGGTGGGGTCGTCGTCACGCACGACGATGGCTCCGTCCTCTCGGTGCAGCCGAATGGCGCGTTCCAGTCGCGGCCGGCAGGCACGGCAGGACCGTATGAAGTCGCGGAGCAGAGCGGCGACAAACTCATCTACCGGCCGAACGGCGTGATCTACGTGGTCGCCACGGTGGGCGCGTGAACGAGTCCGAGTTTCTCTTAATGGAGTCGGTGAAACCGTTCCCGCCTCCACCACAGAGAGACGTGCTGTGCGCGGTGCAAATGTCATTCCAAGGATTGACGTTTGACGCGCCGACGTATGGCCGCGTGTTTTGGTGGGAGACGATTGCGTGGTGGCCGAATCCTGCCGACAGACAGGCAGCCTACCGGGCAAAAAGAGCAGCGGGTGACACACACATCATCCTCGACCTCTCCGGCTCCTACAAGGAGCTAGGCGAGTCCTACGACGACATCGGCGCCGACTACAGCCAGAACCTCCCGGCGCTCGTGTCTCTCGCAGAGGAAGCGATCCGCGAAGGCTTCCTGATCGATCTCAGACTCGCGGGAGACGGGCAAGGGGCAGGACCGGACTACAACGATCCGGTCGGCATGACCTACGGCCACGACTGGCTGATGGCGAACTTCCCACGGATCGCGGCGGCGTTCGCGCACCTCGCGGATTACATCGTGTTCGTGCCGGGCTATGACGGCGTGTTCTACGGATGGGATCCGGAACAGGTCGTCGCCTTCGGGAAGCTGTTCCGCTCGTTCTTTCCAACAGGGGCGCTCGGGATCGAGTTCAACACCGGGCACATCCCGCTCGGTGAAGGACCGGGCTACCGCGATGCCTACGGCCACGGCGGCTGTATGCAGGATTACGACGTGCTCTACGGCGAGTTCGATCCGTTCAACTACCACGCCGATTCAACGTGGCAGATTGTCGGGCGGCTCGTCTCGCCTTACACGCGCCCGAGCGATCAGCCGAGCGGCGACGATCCGCGCCCACCATTCCTGCTCCACACGCCGAATGTGCGCGGGCCGTGGTTCTTCATCGCCTTTGAGATCGTGACGTACCTGTGGGTCCGCGGACGGATCACGCAGCAGGACATCGCCGCCTATCGAGAGTATTTCGCCGCGATGGGCTGCGAGTGGATCTGTTGATGGCTGTGACGTTGACCACCTGGAGTAAAGGTATCCTCGCCGCGTTCATCTCATCCGCCAGCGGCACGATTGCTGCCGTCGTCATCGATCCCGAGCATTTCAATCTCACCCACGCTAAGCATCTGTCGATGATTGCCACGATTAGCGGTGTCATCGGCGTCGCGTCCTACCTGAAGAAATCACCATTACCAGAGGAGATCGATATGAGCAAGTGGAGCACGTTTCTGAAGATCGCAGCGAAGGTTGGACCCATCGCGTTGCAGTTCACCCCGTTGGCCCCGATTGCCGGTGCTGTCACCGTCGCCATCGGAGAAGCGGAACAGATCGAAGGCGCATCAGGTGCCGACAAGCTCGCGCATGTGACCGCCGTCGCCGTGGACGCCGCGAACGCCGCGAACATCCAGGCGGGGCGGATCGTGCTCGATCCCGTCGCCGTGCAGCAGGAAGCGGCCAGCGCCATCTCCACGACGGTCGGGGCCATCAACCTGATTCACGCCGCGCAGCCTGTGAAGCCGTGACGATTGACGAACTGACCCCTGAGGAGCGCGCGGCTGTCCAAGAGGCGTGGATGCGCCGCTGGCTCGCCGCGCTCCGCGCTGAAGGTGGAGGCGGACGCCGCAAGGGTGATCGACCGTGAGATATGTGCAGTTTAGGCGTGCGCGATAAACAGTAAGGAGTCCCTGAGATGATCCGTCCCCGCCGCTTCACCCTCGCCTTCGCGCTCCTGCTGCTCGCGGCCTCCTCGGGCCTCGCAGCAGATTGGACCTCGGTCGGTCCGTCCGTTCCTCGCCTCGAAATGCGTCATGGAGACGATAAGGGCTCCTGCTCCGGCGTGGTGTTCCTGATCGAAGACGGCTGGGCCTACGCCCTCACGGCGGCGCACTGCGTCGAAAGGCTACCCAACGAGAAGTTGGATATCACCGCCAACGATCGCCATGCCGTCGCGCTCGACTCCAATTCGCTGCTGGATCTGGCCATCGTGAAGTTCAGAGCGCATAAGGAGCAGGTCATTGTGCTGGCGCCTTCTGTGCCATCGATCGGGACGCCTGTTGCTGTGGTGGGTTATGCCTTCGGGGTGGCCGAGCTCGTCACACAGTTCGGCCGTGTCGCGCAGACTTTCAACAAAGAGACGAAAACCGCGTGGTTCGATGTGGTCACCATCTTCGGTGATTCTGGCGGCGCGGTCGTGGACGAACAGGGCCGACTCCTGGCGATCACGTCGCGGATCTACTCAGGCGGACTACTCGGCCAGAGCGCGCATATCAGCGCCGCGGTGCCGATTGATGCCGTTCACGATTATTTGGACGATTTTTCGCAGCGGCTGAAGAAGGAAAAGAAGTAGCAGGCGTGAGCGACAGGCCCACGATTCACGCCTTGGTCGGCTACTTCTCGCCGGTCTTTGGCCTGTGCAACACGCCGCGCATGATGCCGCTCGAGGAAGCCGTCGAGTATCAGCGCCTCGGGTTCGTGGTGTTTGTCGATCCGCAAGATGAAGCCGAACTGGTGCGCTGGGAACAGATACAGCGCAGCCTGACGACACGGGCGCGTGGCTGGTTAATGGATTGACGCCGCGTAAATGCAAGTGCCACGGCTTGCCGATGTATGTGAGCACGAGGACCGTGCAGTGTGTCGTCCATCGGCGCGCGGTGAATCGGTTGGCGTCTGCGAAATACCGGGCCTCGCGTAAAGGCGCGGCGAACCACCAACGCAATCGCGCGCGGCGGCTCTTCGTCGGCGGTGCGTATCACTCTCGCGCGACATCAGTCGAGCAGGCCACACAGATTAACGGCCACATCAGGAGACGACTCAGTGAGCTTAAGCCGCGATTCGAGAACTGAGAAGAAGTTGAAGGCGTTCCGCATGGCGCAGTTCCGACTCAAACAGCGCCTTGAAGCGATCGATTGGCTGGAGGATGTTCTACAGCCTGAGATCGAAGCGCTCAAGAGCGGGAAATCCGTGCTCGGCCTGCCAGACGGCACCGTGTTCGACATCCGGCTCGAGACCGAATGAAGTTCCGCCTGACAGCTTCGCCGCGGGCGACGGCTGCTCCGATTGACCTGCAACCGGCCTCGCTCGTTGTGCGCTCACGGCCGCAGCGCGTGTTGGACTTCGACATCGAGAACCGGCCACTGTCCTATCTCGGCTCAGACTTCACCACCGCAGAAGTGACCGCGATTGCGTGGGCCTGGACCGATCGCCCGCAGGACGTGACGGTGTATCTGCTGGGCGAGATCGATCTGCCAGCCATCCTCAGAGCCTTCGTCGCCGCCTACAACCGCGCCGACATGGTGACGGGTCATTACATCAAGGGCCACGATTTACCGATGGTGAACGGGGCGCTGATGGAGTTTGGCATGGCTCCGCTGGCAGACAAGTTGGTGCAGGACACGAAGTGCGATTTGATGAAGCTCAAAGGGCTGAGCAAATCCCAGGAATCGCTCGGCGCCATGTTTGGCCTCGGCCACGAGAAGGTGTCGATGAACCAGATCAAGTGGCGCGCGGCGAACCGGCTGACGCCGGAAGGGCTCCAAGAAGTCAGAACCCGCGTCGTCGGTGACGTGCAGCAGCACATGGAGCTTCGGCAGCGGCTGTTGGAACTTGGGTATCTTGGCCCTCCCCGGCTTTGGCGCTCGCAGGCCGTCGAACCGCTCGTCCCGTATACCAAATAACTTTCTGGAGAGTGCGATGTGCTGTTGTGACTATCGGCACCCGACGCTCGACGGCTTCGACATTTGCGATCACGCACCGGAACCCGACGATGAGGATTTACGCACCTATGGCCGAACGACACGGCGATCCGCGCTTCTACGCACTGCTGGACGAAATCGCCGCACTCCACAGCCGCAAGAATCACGACTACGCCAAGACCGATGAACCGCTCTCTAACTTCCATCGCTCGCGTGCGCTGGGCGTCGAGCCGTGGCGCGGGGTGCTGGTCCGCATGTCGGACAAGTGGAGCCGGATCGAGCAGTTGAGCAGCGGGAAGGTCGCGAAGAATGAATCGCTGCGGGACAGCCTGATCGACCTCGCGGTCTACGCGCTGATCGATGTGTTGTTGATCGAAGACGCCGAATGAAGCAGTTGCACCTGTTTGCTCGCGGTTTCGTAATCGTAACGCTTACTGCGGCAAACGTCGGCCAGATCGCCCGTGGGCACTACGGCGGCGCCTTCCTCGGCGGCACGGCGATCAGCTTCGTGTGGTTTAACAATTCGCGCACGGCCGCGCATTCAACCGTCCGCTATGCCCGTGAGTTCTATGCCGCTGGCGCCGGGTGCGGAACTCTCGCAGGCATGTTACTCGTGCGGTGGATCTACGGGTGAGGCTCCTCGACTCCGGCCAATGCGAGCCGTTGAAAGCCTCCGTGCATGGCGCCTTGGGCCTGCTGGCTGGCGTCTGCGCGGTCTACAACGCGCTGGCGTGGAAGAAACGACGAGCAGGCCATCTGAAGCGGAACGTGCTGTTCTACGGGCTCGTGGTGGCCGTAGAGATCCTGCACGTCGCGCATCACTGCCAGCGAGAATGACGCGGGTCGGCCACGCTGGGACTCACGATCCGCCCCGGTTGTGAGCAGGAGTGGTCGGCCCGCGTCAGCGTCGGGCGCCGATAAAGTCCCGCTGCCGATCCACCCGGCGCCGGCCACGATTCGTGATGGCTTCACGAGGTTCCCAGCGGTGCTTCGGGATCACATCACGCCACGGTCTGCGCGGGTAGATGTCAGCAAAGACGACAGACGGTGTAGGCGGCTGAGACGGCGTGCGGTTTGATTCGGGCATATTCCAGCCCTGTAAGCAAACCGACTGACCTCAACCGTCTCAGCATCGTTTACGGTTCACACGTCAGGACATCGCCCAGCACCGGATGCGTACCGGCCGGGCAGGCGGACGGCGTAGGCGGCGCCTCGCACGTCAGGAACTCGCGTAGGACTGGCACGAGTCCGGTCGGACACGTGGTCGGCGGGGGGCAGAACTGCGCGCCACACGGTCCAGGGATTGGAAAAGGCGTGGGCGCGACAGGCGCGACGACGACGATCGGGACGGGCACCGGCTTCGGCGCGGGGACCGGCGCAGGCGTGGGGACCGTCGGCGTCGGCTCGGGCCGCGGCTCGGAGACCGGGGCGGCGGGTGGCGTAGTCGGGACCGGCACGACCAGCACGGCCGGCGCGGGCGGCGCAGTCGGGCTCACGAGCGTGGTGCGCGCGGGGGTGGCGAGGGTGGTCGGCCCGGTCAGAATAGGCGACGCACACGCAGAGACGGCGACGAGCGCGACGAGTATCAGTAGGCGCTTCATACAGACACAACCTTTCGGGGAGGGGGAGAGTCTAGCAGAAGCGCCTGGCTAATCCGCCCACATTTCGCATGCGGGCGATTTTTGACTCACGTAGGCGGTGCCGGCGCTTCGGCTTGGTTCAGTCGAGCGAGAACAAAATCAGCCAGGGTATCGAACGCGACAATATCCTGCGGCGACCGCTGGGCAATCTCCTGCAACTTATTGCCGAGCGGGCGGGTGAAGACGGTCGGGCGATAGAGTGCTCCCATACGCTTATAGAAGGGGGCGATAGCGGCCATGAAGGTCTCCCGTGGTTCCAGAGGTCAACGTGTGCGGCTGGGACACCCATGGTAGCACCGTCTGTAAGAAACCTTACCAAGAGACTGCGGCTCAGTTACCCTTTTTCTTTCTCGGTTCGCGAGCGCGGCGCTCATGCGCGGGCGTCGTGCGTTTCACGTCGAGCAAGGTCATCAACGAATCCAGCACCGTGGGGTGTAATTGGCGCATTCGCTCAAAGAGCCGTAGCTCAGTCGGCGTCATCTCCGCTACGAACTCCATCCCGCGATCGCGCACCAGCTCGGTCACAGCGAGACTGAGCGCGAACCCAAAGGCGGCGAGATCGTCCACGCCCATCACGACGTGGCCCGTGAGTAAATGCGCGACGCGCGACTGACTCCACCCGAGAATCCCCGCGATGTCACGTTGGCTCATCGCCTGACGTTGCATTTCTTCACGGATGCGGAGACGGACACGTTCTGACAGTTGCGGGGTTGTCACGCCCGTGACTGTACCCGCCAAGTCCTTCTGTCGCAATGGCTTCAACTGCTGACACATTTTCTGAAAGATTCGTCTTGACATGACTCAGGCCTGAGCCGTAATATCTGACTCACAGCCATATGAAACGCATCAGAATCTACCCGACGTTGAAAACATGGCGCTTGACGCTCGCGCTCAGCCAGCGGGAAGCCGCCGATCTGCTCGGTGTGAGTCAGTCGCTCTATGCGCGCTTGGAACTCGGCCGGCGGACACGGCCCCACCAAGCTAAGGCCATCAGCACCAAGACCGGCGTCTCGTTCGAGCGGCTCATGGGGGTCGCCTGACATGAGTCAGATTGTGGGCTGTTTTCGGGCAAAGGCCGAAGCGGGATCGGCGGAAACGCCTATCAAATACGCGAGGTCTTGTAATGTATGCTCTGTAAATGTATCTGATTCCGACTCTGAGTCCGAATCTGATGAGGGGGACCATCTAGCGGCCCTCCCGTGGGTCGCGCTCGCGGTCCCCCGCATTGTAAACGATCTCGTCCTTCGGCCCTTCTCGGCCTTCCCGCAGTTCCCGCTCCACCTGTCGCGCCAGTCGTTCGGTCTCTCGGGCCAGTTCCCGCAGGCGGCGCAGCGTGTCGTCTCTCATGCGGCCCATCGTGCCTCACGGCGCTCAGCTCATCAATTCAATTCAGTTGAAAGCAGGTCGTGATGGTGTTCGGCATGGCGCAAGGCGTCTATCGCAAGAGCAATTCCCCGATCGATGTCGGGGCAATCATCCGCGACACCTGCCGCGAAGTTGACATGGCCCTGACGGAAGCGGCGCGCGTCATGGTGATCGATGAGGCGACGTGGAGTCGGGCGTTGCGCGGGGATGCGCCGTTGGATCTCTGGCACATCGCCAAGCTCCCGTTGCGCTTCTGGCGCGTGTTCCTGATGCGGCTCTCGAGCGCGCTGATCAAGGTCTGGTTCGATGAGCACGTCGCGGACACGCAGAACGAACGGCGTCGGGCGTAACTCGGTTCAGCAGGAGAAAACAAGACATGGCGTTGATGGTTCTACCGCACGGGTCGATGGCGTTGTCGTCGGTGATCTGGTTGGGCGTGGTGATCATTCTCGCGGCCTACGCGAATCAGATCCTCGCGAAGGTGTCGGCGTGGAAGCACAAGAAGCTGCTGTTCGCGGCGCTCGGGGCGGGGGCCACGGCGTTCACCGTGAACTACATGGTGATCGACTGGTGGGGCTGTGTCGAGACGTTCGGCTGGCTCTGCTCGTTCCTCTGAGGACGCGATGAACCTGCTACTGCTGCTCGCGGAGCTCTACGCCTCGACGGTGGAGATTCTAGATCTGATGAACGAAGGGCCGCTGCTGTGAACAGCCAGATGAGAACACCAACCCCACAAGCGTCTGCGTCGCGGCAGTGCCGACTCTGCAGCAAGGCGTTTACGCCGACGGCGAGGGAGGTCGAAAAGCGGCTAACGCGTCGGGTATGTCCGAAATGCGCGAACAGGCAGCCGCGAGCGCGCGCGTGGGACGACAAGATGGCCGGCGCGCGGCGGTTGTGGCGCGAGAACAATCCGGACCGAGTGAAGGCGATCCGCGCGAGGACCGCTGGCAAATACCCGGAGCGCCTTCGAGCGAGGAAGTTACTTCAGGCGGCCGTCGCGGACGGCCGGATTCAACGGCAGCCCTGTGAAGTTTGCGCTCGCGAGAAAGCTCATGGGCACCACGACGACTACGCGAAGCCGTATGACGTGCGCTGGCTCTGCCACCGCTGCCACATGGCCCATCACCGAGAAATGAAAAAGGCCGCGACTACGTTCGCTGCGTAGTCATCGGCCCCACGACACGACCCGGCGCTAGGAAGGAGCGCCACTGACATGTCTACCACGCAGTCTATCAAACCTGAGAACGCCCTGACCATGCTGTCGATTCGCGACGCCGCGCTGCTGCTCGCGACGGGCGCCGAAGTGCTCGCCGCGCTCAAGGTGATGGTCGAGATCTACAGCGGCACCGACGACATCCTCGGCGCCAGCGTCAAGGCGAAGTTACTCCGCGCTCGTGCGGCCATTGCGACAGCGGAGGGGCGATGAGTATGGAAATCACGCGCGAGATCGCGACGAAGGTACGTGACATCGTAGACGCAGGCCTCGTTAACGGGGTCGGCGTCGCTGAGCCCGGAAAGATGTGTGTCGAAGCTGCCGTGTGCTTCGCGCTCGGCCTTCCACACGGCGACGATCCCGGCTGCGTCTCGGCCCCGCTGCGACGGCTGAAGATCAGACTCAACGACTCGCGCTGGTCATCGGATCAGACCAGAGCAGCGGGCCTGCGTCGGCTGGCAGTCGCGCAGTTGGGCAGTAAGGGCGTGCTCGATGATGCCGAGTTCGTTCGACGTGTGGTCGAAATGACCATTCGGCGCTCGGTGCCTGCCGCGCTGCGATCAGCCGCGAAGGTCAATCCGAAACATGCGACGGATCTGGAAGCGGCAGCAGTGCGGTGCGAGACAGAGGGGACACGCGAAGCGGCACAGAATGGCGAGCGCGTAGCGCGAGCCGCCGCCGCCGCCGCCGCCGCCGCCGCCGCCGCCGCCGCCTACGCCATCGCCGCCGCCGCCTACGCCGCCGCCGACGCCGCCGCCGCCGCCGCCGCCGCCGACGCCGCCGCCGCCGCCGACGCCGCCGCCGACGCCGCCGCCGACGCCGCCGCCGCCGCCGACGCCGCCGCCCCCACCCCGTCCTCCCGCGCGGCCGAACACGAGTCTTGTGG